GATTATGTTAGACAGTATAAGGTCTATCACTATTAAAAATGCTTCGGAAGAAACACAAGACACAGTTGTTACTGACAAAGAACATATTACTGAATTTTTAAACAACTGTGATGCTAAAACCAGTCAACAGATTGAACAAGCAATAGCAGATTACAATAGCACAATTTCAACTGAAACACTATCTGCTACTTGTGGAGAATGTGGTCACGATTATGAAACACCATTGGAGTTTGATCCAGTAAGTTTTTTCACAGGGTCCTAAGTACTGAAGATCCTGAACTGATTCAGGAGCACTTAGGACGTATTAAAAAAGAATCAGACGATATTGTTAGATCCCTAACACTTATAGTAATGAATTACGAAGGTGGTATAAGTTATTCCGAAGTATGGGAAATGTCTCATTATCAAAGAGAAATGGCAATACAAGAACTAGTTAGAAAGAGCGATGCCATCAAAGCATCACAAGGCGTTTCGACTCAGAAACAATTATAAACAACTAAAAAACAATTAAACACTTTATAGACACTTCGTGTCTTTTAAAACTACATTCAATCGTTTCGTTTCACTTCACTCTTTCATTTGTTTTAAATGTTTTTAATTAACATTGGCTTATCTCGAAAGTGGAGTCATAATTCACCCTTGCGGGTGAAAAATAAATCTCATCTCGATGAGCCTCGTCATCTCTAACTCAGGTGCTATAAAGAGGTGGTGGGCCTTGTCCCCTCATACACTACTGTCACGAATCCCACGGAAACCAATATAACCTTGTAGAGTTTGGTTATACTGACTGCAGGTTGCTTTTTCTCAGAGCCTGATCCTTTAATACTGTTTGTCGTTTGTCTGTATTTCATTTGCCGCCATACATACTAGAATCTCGCACCGGGTGTTTCCATTGCCGGATTGTCAAAGTAATCGATATTATCAGCCTCGATGGGGTGGTGTATGGACCTATGTTTGCCTTGTGTAGCCTTGTGTGTTTGACTTGGTGTCTGTGTGTGCCGTAATGTTTGTTGTTGCAAAAATAGTTATCTATCTTTCAGTGCTTCTTTTAGTATTTGTGAACCTCCGACTCTTACATTGATAATTCCGTTGTAATAATCGTCACTCAATAATACTTTGTGTTTGAATTGTAGTTCCGCTTCAACGTAACTTGCTACTCCTCTGCTAGGACAATACTCTAATATCTCTCTAGTAAATTGGTCTTCGCCTAGTTCTAATACGTCATCGTTCAAGTGGTCACTACTTCCCCAATAAGTACGCCAGTCACTTTCTTTAGTGCCACGCCTTTTATTCTTTCTGCCTTTTAATGGGGGTTTTGTTGTTTTGAATTTGGCAAGTTTCTTACCAATGTACTTCATACCGTTTTGATTGTTTGTGATTAAGTAAACAAATGCTTCACAATCTTCCGGAAGTATGTCTACTACTTTGCCTTTATGTAACCAATCGCTCATTAGTTTACATACTCCGTATCCGTATTGTAACTAGTGAAGCCTCCTTCCTTGATTACCGTTAGTACGTTGTTTACTCTTCCTTGTAGTTCTTCCCTATGACTGATTAAGTAAATGTTTTTGTTCTGCTCTCTGCTCATCTTTTTAAGTATGCTAAGAGCATTTTCTACACCTACACCGTCTAAGCCACTGTCTATGAGTTCGTCTATGCAAAGGAAGTTCATTGGCTGATTAAGACTCTCATATATGTCTCTAAATGCCCAACTAAGGCTTAAAATGAGTCTATTTCGCTCTCCTCTGCTAAGGTTATCAAAGTCTAAGTCACGTCCGAACTCTGTAATTTCTACACTTAAATCACTCTTAAATTTAACATCGTGTGGTAAACCTATGCGTTCTAGGTAGTTTGCAAGTCTATGATTCAGGAACATTAAGTTTTGGTCAATTATACGTCTTCTAATAAAACTATCTTTGGAAGTCAATAGTTTATATAAGAAATCTTGATGTTCTCTTAACTCATTTAACTCGTTCACAGTTTCCCAACTTATAGGTTGTAGTCCTGTTTCTTGTAATGTTTTAATTTGCTCTATGTAAGGGTTTTCTAATGCCACAGCATCTTTAAGTTGCTGAGCAATATTGTTTAAATTGTTTTGGTGTGCTATTGCTTCTTCTTTTGTACGATAAAACACTTCTGGTTCTTCTGAAATATCACCTACGTCTTCTATGTCTTTTGTGATAGTTTCTATATTTTCATCTAGTTCTTTGAAATGTTCTTGCTCTGTTGCTAGTTTGCTTTCTAAATCTTTAGTGTATTCCTCGTGAGTATCTAAATGTGCTGTGCTTTGTTCACAAGCAGGGCAAACACCTTCTTTTGCTTTTTCAATGTTCACCTTTAATTCTTGTATTCTATTATCGGATCTTTTAAGACTAGATACACTTGCATCTAAATCTTTTTTCAGTTGCTTTTTGAGGTTAGACTTCTCGTTTATTTCGGAGAGTATTGTATGCGACTCTAGTTCAGTGTCGATATCTATCTCTTGTAGTGTTGCAATAGCAGTTTCGAAGTTAGCAATTTTATCATTGCTGTTCTTTTGCCACGCCTTACTGCGACTTTCGATATCTTTAATACTTTTTTCAACTCTGCTGTTGCTATCCTTAACAGCATTTATTCTAATCTCTTCTTCTTTAATAGTGTCTCTGGTATCTTTTAATCTGACCTTGAGTATTTCTGCTTTTTCACTTAGTTCTGTTATGCCCAACAGTTGCTCAATCATTGCACGTTGGTCATTTGCCTTCATACCTAAGAAAGGTTCTGTGTAAGTGTTAAGTGCAACAATGTGTTTGAACATATTATGACTAAAGCCAATTAATTTTTCTATGTCCTTTTGTGTTTCTCTGCTGTCGCCTTGTTGTTCTTGGTCTTCTTTCTCTTCACCGTTTACATAAAACTTTAAAAAGTTAGGACGTCTTGCTCTTTCTATTTTGTATTCAATGCCATTCTTTTCAAACTCAACACTGACAACCATATTCTTGCCATTTGTTTTGTTTATAAGATTGTCTCGTCTAATGTTTGTTAATGCTTCTCCGTAAAGAGCATAACTGAGAGCATTGATGATGGTAGTTTTACCAGTACCATTTCTGCTACCGTCTCCGCCTAGGTCTAAATTGTTACCTAAAACTAATGTAAGTGTTTCACTGTCAAACTTTACTCCCTGTGTGTTGTTACCAACACTCATAAAATTCTTCACAGTTAATGATTTAATCTTTAACATATTAAATTTCTATATCGTTGTAAATATCTATCAACGTTTGGGTTTGAATTGTATTGCTTTCCACAGTTTCTAATTGCTGTAACACAATTTGATTGACTGTTTCAAAATGAATATCCTCTTCTACATATTCTTCTGCTTCTTCTTTTGCTGGTATAAGGCTAAGTTCCCTTACTCCAAACTCATTACTAAATGCTTCTTTGATAAATGTTGCTTCTTCATAACTGATAGGCACATCTATTTTTACTCTTGCATAAGTGTTTTCGTTTAACAACGAGTCCTTTTCATCTAGCAGTTGTTTAAGTCCACAACTTACATATCGAGGACAATCGGGCCAGTTTACAAACACAGGCTCTTCGTCCCATTCTAAAAACATTGCTCCACGTTCGTTATCAAACACGTCTGCATAGTTGTGGGGGAAGGCATTGCCTATGTAATGTATATTGTTTTTGTATTGACGTTTGTGGAAATGTCCACTAAACACATACTCGGGTCCTTCCAAATGTTCTGCTTTGATTCCACCGTGGTCTGGCATCTCTACCATTGCATTCATTTTAAAGTATGGAAGTTCAAAGTGACCAAACATATACTTGACTTGCATCTTTGCAACTTTCTTATGTTCGTCACCAACTAGCCAAGGAATAATAGCACAGTCTCCTTGTTCCATTATCTCATCTACCATAACAAAGTTCGGTAAGTCTCTAGCAAACTCCATACTGTTGAGTTCACGTTTGTCTCTGTAAAATAAATCGTGGTTACCTGTTATAAAGTATACAGTTTCAAATGCGTCATTCAGTTTCTTTAAGTCTTTCCAACTTGCATTTAATGTTGCTACGTTTACACTTGCTCTTTGATGATGCCAATCACCTAGGAACAAACAGGTCTCTGCATTTCTGGCGTGAGCCTCTGCTATAAACCAGTCTATAAATTTGTTACAGTCTTTAAGATGTACACCGCTATTAGACTTCAAGCCGTAGTGTATATCTGTGAATACTGCGGCGTGTTTAAATAGATTCATCTAAATTGGTATTTTCCTGCTTTGCTAATTCTCTTTGTGCTTTAACTTCTTCTTCGTGTTTGATTTGTCTTGTGAAACTTGGCAATTGCCCTGCTTCAATAAGTAAATCATCTCTTATGTTCTGATTACGTTTCTCAATGTTTAAAACTCTAGTAAAACTATTAGTAATTGCGGCAGTATAATAAGCAAACGGATTGTCTGACTTTGCTTCATTAAACTGTAAACCAATTTGTGCTAATTGCACTAATGCCTGTCCTCTCATTTCGTCGACGTAAGTGTATCCTCTCCAGTTTGCTCTTTGACTGTATCGTTCTACTAACTTCAAAAACATATGTCCCAACTTGGGAGTAATAGTTCCTTTTGTTAAATCAAACTTACCACTCTTAGGTCCGCCACTCCAATGACTTCTAGCAACTTCAATAAGTTCGTCATCTTTGTAAGCATAATGTTTAAAAGGTAAAAAGTTTAGTTTAGCCTTTGTTTCTGCAATGTTTTTAGGATTATTTTTCCTACCTGGCTCATCAGGTATATGGTCAAAATCCATAACTCTAAAAGTTAATTCTTCTAAAGCAAAACTATCTGGATCAACAATAAATTCCTTTTGTCTAGGTTTCTTATTTGCTGGACCATCATATTCTGCTACAGCAGATTTATAGTTTACTTCTTTTAGTTTTTGTGCTTTATTGATTCTTGCAGTTTCGATTGCTTGATTGTCAATCTCATCTGTGTGATTCACAATAATATCAAAATCATAGTGGTTTTGTGATTTAACCCAACAAAACGACATTTTGCTTTTGTGAATCTCTAATAAGATATCTTTATTATTAAGATAATTTGTTTTAGCCATTTGTTCTCCAAATATATTTTTAAACAATTATAATACACTTTTACGGCATTGTCAAGTATTACTTATGCTTTTCTTTATATTAAAACGTGTTTTATTGATAACGATAAATACTGTTTATTAGGAGAACTTGATGGAAGGCGGAAATAAACCAGACCAACAAACAGTTATAACAAACCAAGTAGGCAGTAGACGTCTAAGTCCCACAGATTGGCGAGCAAAAATAGGCCCGTACAAGAAAGCAGACTTTGACCAAATATTTGGTCCTAACTTGAAGAACAAAGAAATGAGGCAAGTGTTAGGCACAGGCGAAGGCGAAGATGGCACCGGTGATAGGCAAGACACAATTTTACAACCACTCAAAGACATTGGTGGTATAATATATCCTTACACGCCTACTATACTTGTAACAGGACAAGCAAACTATAACGAAATGACGTTCACTCATTATAACTATCCTATATACAGTTTTATGAACAGTACTCCTCCTGTGTTTACAGTTAGTGGACCTTTTACAGCAAACAATGTAAATGAAGCAAGATATCTTTTAGCAGTTTTAAACTTTTTAAAAGTATGTATTAAGGCACAGAACGGAAGAGGAGCAATGAACACAGGATTTAGAGTACCGCCTGTGTTGGCGTTTAGTTACTTAGGACCAAATGGGTACGACAAAGTACCGTGTGTAATAAGGAACTATTCATACCAGTTAAGAGATGATGTTGATTATGTACCAGTAGACACACAAGACTATTTTGCAACCAAGGCAATATACAAAGAAGAAACAGATAATTTATTCTTGCATCAACGTGATGGCTCGGATAACTATACAACTTATGTGCCTAGTAGTGTTGATATCTTGATTGACTTAGCACCACAATATAATCCTGCTGAATTGAGAAAAAGGTTTGACTTAGATCTTATGACACAAGGAGCATTAGGAGGTAAGTACACATAATGGCAACAACTAAAAACAGTTTTATAAAAAATGCAAAAGAAAGAGACTTTTATTTAGATATAAATTATTTAAACTTAAAAGGATTCAAACCATCTGTAACAGACGTTACAATAACAATAGATAAGAAAACCGAATATAGACCAGACTTACTTGCTCACGAATTGTATGCAGATTCAAATCTATGGTGGGTGTTTACATTGAGAAACCCAGATCTTTTAAGAGACCCAGTTGGGAATATGGTTTCTGGTTTAAAAATTAAAGTACCTACTTTAGAAAGAGTACTAGAAAGGTTATAATGACATTAGAAAAATATTCAGGCCCTGTCAGAGAGTGTCCTTATGTAGATGGAGGATTTGTACCCTCTAACATTCTTGATGAATATTCAACAGCAACATACAACATAAAACTTTATATGCTAGGATTAGGTTCTCTTATTTCTGGTGCAGGCGAAGGCGGACAAGGATTTATCAGAGATGAGAACAACGAAATAATTATTGCTCAAACAGGCATAACAGATATAAAAATAGATGACCTTGTGATAAGTTCAGTTGTAGGTGGCGGTGGCGAAGGATCATCCTCTAACAGTATAGGCACAAATATAAATTTTAAATTGATTCAGCCGTTGCGATGCGATTTAATGGAAAGACTACTGGCGGCCCAAGAAGCACTTAACTTGAAACCTTTTCAAGAGTTCCCTTTATTTTTAGAAATAGGATTTGTAGGTGGACAAAAATTCAACTCCGGAAATTTAAACCCTCCTATAGAATTTGAAGCACCAACTAAAATTATTAGAATGTTGTTATCAGATTTTGATTTGGTAATTCAGAGTAATTCTTCAGAATACAATTTTGCTTGTATTGGATACGAAGATGGCATATATACCGCCAACTTAGAAAGAA